TAATGCAATTTTTCTCTGTCTTTGAATTTGTTGTTTACGTCTCCGTAAAGCAATAGACTTTTTACGTCTAGCTTGAAAAGACAGTACTTCAGAAACGGGTAAAGACTCCCCCTCACTAGGAGAGGAAGTCTCAGCTATAGCGGAGAGGAAGTCTTTAAACCCAATCATATCAGAACTTGAAGCCTACGCCAATTTTCATGCCGTCAGCAGTGGTTACCCAGTCATTGACTTCGGTGAGTTCATCCTCAACTACATCAACAGACCAACCCCAGCTAACACCGATAGATGCGCGGTCATTCAGGTCATGCGAGTAACCGATTCCATAGGAAGCACCGCCCCAACCAACAGCGATAGCGCCGTCAGAAGCGAGGTCCATAGAACCACCTACCCATACATACTCGCCACCAATAATGCCAGGAGTAATGTTCAGGGTTGGGTTCAGGGTTACATCACCCCAGGTGTTACCGTCACCACGACCAATAAGGTCTGCACCAGATGTTGCACCCCAAGCATAGTCAATGCTAGTGTCAAGGGAAGCAAAACCCAGGTCCATACCAGTGCCGAGACCAATCGAATAGTCATCAGCAGTGTTGTCACCACGATCTTTGAGAGTGAAACCTGCATCTACACCAAAGCCAGCAATACCCAACTCTGCACCAACTGTCCAATCTGCGTTACCTTCTAAGTCAGTCTTTACACCGACAGTTGCGTTGGACATAAGAGCAGAGCCATTATCAGTAGCATCTTGTGCAATTGCAGGAGCAGCTACAGTCATAGCTACAATTGCGGAAATAAGATATTTCATATCGTTCCTCTTTATTTACTCCAACCCGCTAAAATAGTTGGGTCAAAGTTGCTTGTTGAAAATTCATAACGATTCACTAGCTTAACAGCATTACCAGCTAGCTTGTCAATAGCGACGTAACCTTCAGGCTCAGTTGACCTGAACCCTTTGGTTGTTTTTAAGAACGTTTTAATGTTCTTAATACTGTTCAGTTTATTTATAAGCAATAACTTTGCGGCCACAATCGACTTTTGAAGGTCAAACATGGCCTTTAAGCTCTTTTTATTATCAGGAGAGAAGAACTTCATAACTTCTTCCTGTTTATTTTTCCAGTTTTGCTTACCTTGTTCAGACTTTTTAGAATCAATTTCTTTCTGATATCTATCTTTGATAAACTGAATAAGATTTCGTACATGTTGAGTAGTATCACCAATCTGAGCACCTTTACGTACAAACGTATTATTAAAGGTCTCTATAATGCCTGCTAAGTCTTGATTGGCTTCTAGTTCACGAAGAGTAGAGCCTTTAATCTGATTGAACAGCTTACCTGCCTCAGATAAATGTCTATTTACTGCTGAGGTTTCTTTATCAGATAACGTGGCTACTCTTGTTAGATCACGAAGCATTGCATCCTGTTGCCAAACGTCAGCAGTCTTTTTTAGCTTAGTAACATCTACTCCGTAAGAGGCTCTCATTGTTTCGAAGCTGTCTCCGACGTAGGTTGTGTGCCAGACAATTCCGACTTTCGCTCTTTTAATTTCTTGAGCATCCTTGCTGTTCTTTTCGATAGCATAGACAATCTTATTAGGATGAAACGTGATGTAATCCACTCCATCGATCTTTTCGGATTTAATATCAGGTTTTGTAAAAAGTAAATCACCTTGAATGACTCCTTTGATTCCAAGTCTAGCAAAAAACTTAAGTGCAACTTTTAGTTTCATTGCCAGATCACCAGATGTATCTGCATCAATATCAGCTTCTGTCTTATAGACTTTAGGATTCTTGTTGAAGATACCTTTCTTGGCAACAAAGAACTTACCGTCAGTAGGATCGGTACCACAGAATACTGCAGGTGCACCATCCCACTTAACACTGACATTACCCGAGTGTTGACCCCTCATCATATCACGAAGTGATCTAAGAGCTAGAATAGCATCTCTAGTTCCTTTAACCCCACCATAGAGAACCTTGTCCTCGATGTGGGTCATGTGCGTGTTTTTTTCTTCGATGATAAACTTTTTAAACGAGTGCATTAGTTATCCAGCAAGATTAGATCGAACAATGCACTGATATATCCAGAGGCAGATTGGTTTTCTGCTTTAATTTCAATATCAGTCTTCTCTTCGAATTTAATTGGGACATGATAGTCATAATGAACAGGATCGCCTGTAGAAGCAAATTTACCTTTAGTGTTAAAGGTGCCACCAAACGGTCTTGCTTTTAAGGTAATAACTGTATCATTATCTTTTTTAGTTGGTGCTGCATGTATATGCTTCATAAACGCAGTTTTATTTGCAGGAACTGTGTAGACAGCCATAAGTGTCTGACCTTCGCCAGCTGTAACAATCGCTGCTGTTTCACCGTTAATGGTTGCTGTAATATCTGCTGCATTAGTACCAGAATGATTAGTGACTACGCCTCTAAACACTCTAAGGAAAGACTCTGTGCCAGTACCACCAGCTTGTGTGCCTGTGATAGACTCTGTAATTAATTCATAGTTACCGTCTAATCCCTGATATTCAACAGTAGCGCCAGAGTCTGCTGCGCCTGTAGTTACAGTGATAACACCAGCGGAGGATGGATAGACATAATCGCTATCACCATCCCATACAGTATATGAATTAGTAGTCGCTCCGCCAAATCCAAACTTGTTGATATGGGAGACGCCTTTGGTCTGATCGTTCGCAATGCGAATCGCTTCAGCCAACTGCGAATTATCGAAGTATCTGTTAGCCATCAGTTATCCCATTAGATCTAAAGTGTATATACGCATGTATTTATATTATTTATGTTTTATCTGTCAGTTGCGATTTTAAAGAATAAGTCTCCAGCTTCAACAATATTTCTAAAATACGGCTTATATGCTTTGCGATCTCCTTTTCCAGAGGACTCCGCCGAGTATTTTCCTCTGATCTGAATAAGTAAACCTGCTTTTCCAGACCCGATTTTAGGATCATAGATTTTTACAATTGGATCAGTTTTTCTGGAATATTCAACTTTTAACTGTGGAGCAATCGCCTTTAAGTTATCTTCAAACCTTTTTCCAAACTTGGCACGTTTAAACGTACCCCCAGTTAATTTTACTAGCTCGATATTCTTGTCCCCGAGAGCAGCACCTTGTTTGATAAAATCGCTAAGTTTTTGTAACATTTGAGAATCAGACTTACTAAGTTTGGATTTTAGCTGTTTTGCTCCTATTTTATAGGCTTCAGACGCAGCCAGTCTTAAATTTTCTCCAACATCAGTCTTGTTAATAGAGTCTCTATCTTTGAACCGCGTTTCAAGGTCTACTTTAGCAAAATACTTATCATAACTATTTTTAGCAGACGAAACATCAATACCAAGTTTTCCCCAAATAGTAGTTTGTTTTTCAAAGGTAACACCCGCAACTTGAGCGAATTGTTCTCCACCTTTAACTTTTAATGATATTTGATTTTTTGTTGGTTTTCCATCAATTATTAGTTTAATATCAGCCTTTGTTCCTTTCTGATCACCTGTACCGTCAGAGTTGATAAAAATATCATTTTCTTTAGAATTATTATACATTGCTTTACATTGCAAGTCCAAACGGCGATCTGAGTTTACATACGCGATTGATGATTGGAATAGATCATCGACAGAATCCCAATTGCTAGGTTTACTAATAAATTCCCAGGCTTTAGCAGGAACTCCTACTTTAAATTTAACATCATCTTTAATTTGAGTTGTACCACGAGCATTATCTGGTCTAGATATTTGCATGGACTTAGAGCTAATAACTTTAGCTAATACTTGTTCAACATTTTTTTTGTTAATAGCTCCAGGAGGGGTCAAAGCAAATTTTGCTGTAACTGCAGCACCAAGTATGACTTCGGCAACGTCACCACGATTTGCATTAATCTTAGAAGCCACTTTTCTCTCCTGTAAATATGACTTAAAACTGATCATTAGTCCTATCCGCATTGTACCTTAAAATTTTATTTATCAGAATAACAAAAAAGGAAGCTAGTAGCTTCCCTTTAATTTAACATATGCTTCTTTTACTCCATTTTGATCTTTAATGACTAAATCATAAGATGGACTCTTACCTTTTGATTTAAGGTGTGAGTTTACCATCATAACCAAGTTGGAGGCGAACCGAATGTCCGCCCCACTAGCCACGTAGTTCATAGTCCGAGTACTTTCTCAGTTTCACGTTTGTCTTTGGGAAGACCACCGCCATCACGGAGATGATCGACGATCTGTTCAAAGTAGAAAGCCGGGTCTTCGTATCCGGCTTCATTTAGGGCTTGTGCAGCATTCTTGAAGAAAAGGTAGACACCCATACCGCTGTTGTCGTTGGCTGCGGCACGGTAGGTACGTCCGGAACGTTGATTACTCATAATTCAACCTCTGTTTCAAAGTAGTGATCCCAAAAAAGTCTAGCGGCAGCACGACGACCTTCTGGTGTGTAAGCCGCTTGGTGATAGTCAAAACCACGAGAACGAGCAAAGTGTGCGATACGCAATACGGTGTCGGACTCGAGTTCTGACATCTTATCATCATACATTATGTGAGCTTCTATGTACACCTCTAAATGTGGTTTGACCAAAATTCATTCCACATTTCGTGGATGGATTCGGTGATGTACTCGACATCAAGGTTAAGGACACTGTGCTCACGAGCCACCTCGAGACCACGATCTACGGCCTCAGAGAGGTCCTCGCACTCAGGAATAATGTCTACGACATATCCCCAGACCTGGTTTTCCAGGTCCATAGCAAATTCTTTCATCATACCCATAGTCTTTCTCCTTACATCATCTTCAGGTCATCAACTTCTACAGCTTTTAAACGAGCAGCTGCACGCTCTTCCTTCTCTGGGTCCCAGGTCTCAATATACTCGAGACTATCTGGACCATGGTCCAGGATTTCTTTCCATGCAGAGTCCATGGTGTTAACCTGAACAAATTCATCAGAGTCTTCAAACTTGATGAAGATCATTTCTTGGTTGCTGGTGTCAACACGTTCAATCATCATATTATCCTTAGTCGGTTGCAGAGTCAATTGCTTTGAGTTCAGTTACACGGCGGCGAATGGCATAATCAGCATCATTGAGCTGACGAATCCATGCATGGTTAATCTTACGTTCCTTACACTCTTCCTCCATACGCCACTGAGCGATAATGCCAGCTGCTTGTAGGAGTTCAGCTTCAGAACCTTCAATCACACAGACATTGTCTGCAATGATACGGTTTACTAGATTTTCCATCATTATATTATCCTTCGATGAGTGCAGTAAACCGAACGTGAAGAGCTTCCATCTTTTCATTGAAACCCTTCAGCTCTTTCTTAACAAGTCGAATCTGCTTACGCATGCCAGCGGCTTTGGCCTTGGCGGAAAGTTTTTGCTTCTTAGTCATGATAGTCTCTTTTGTTCAGTTGATAATATGAATATAGTACTTCTACACGGAAAAGTACACCCCTAAAATGACTTATTGCTAAATCAAATTAGAGGTGTAATATTTCAGTAACAGTTAAAATTCTGCTTCGAGACGTTGAAGATCTTCGAGTCGACCGAAGAATTCGTAAACCGGGTTTCCGCCGGCTGGGCCAAACTCGGTGACAAGTTCAGCGGTACAGTTATATTCCCGAGCATAGTATTGAACATCGGCCAAAGAGGTTTCGGAAGAGACGTCGAGCTGGATAGAAGTTTGAGCAGACATGTGGTGTATTCCTTACGTTGTGATAATTATAATATAATCACTATTCACAAAAAAGAAACCCCTAAAATGATTTTTTGTGAAATCAAATTAGGGGTGTGATATTTAGGTTACAGTTGGAACGAGTCTTTTAATTTCTTGATGTCTTGTTCGTATCGAGTTTGTGAAAAGTTGTCTTGGCGTTTCCAGTAGTTTATTTTTCGTTCGCAGATTGTGAGTTCTTTAGAAGCTTGAATTTTTTCACGAGGATCATCACTTTTTTGAAGGATGAATTTAAGGAAAAAATAGTTTTGTAGGTGTGTAGAGATTACGCGGTTAGAGTCAAAGCTAGAAGGGTCGAAGGAGCCGGAGAAACGACGAGAGAGGTTTTCGTTTTCGCTGTAGCAGAACATTTGTGTAATCCTTTTGTTAGACCCTATCCTTATACCACAGTTAAAAACCTTTGTACACAGTTTTATCGCACATGATGCAAACTTTTTTCAACGATCTCGATATCCTCAGGATTGTTCACTTCCCAAAAGTCAAAGTGCAGTGGATTCATCTTCATGCAATGGATCGTGTAACCATTCTCCAAGAACCGCAGTTGCTCCAGACCTTCAGTCTTTTCCAGATCAGTTTCCTGTAACATGGAGTATTCAAACAAAGCCTCTGGCTTGTATGCATACATTCCGATATGATAGTACATGGGAATCTTGGAAGACGTGGACAGTACGTTGGTCAGGTTTGCGCCGTATGGAATCATCTCTTTGGAGAAGTACAGTGCAGCCCCATCGGTATCACTTACCACAGTAGTGCCACCTGCTCGACCTTCGGCACGACAATCCAGGAACCGTTCGGCAGTTTCCATATTCATTCGGAATGTTGGGGTGATGACATCAAACGGTTTATCAAAGGCATACATCCGCTCGTACTCTTCCATCATCATACTGAACACATAATCGGGAATAAGTGGAGAGTCACCTTGCAGGTTGATAACATAATCAAACTCGTTACTGAACTCCTCACCATGCTTGTCGATGAGTTTGACCATGGCTTCAGCTACACGTTCAGTACCGTTCTTATGATCAGGACTAGTCATTACATATTCTTGATTAATGCGAATACACAGGTCTGCAATCTGTCGATCATCAGTAGCAACATAGACAGGAAGACCAGTACGCTTACCAGTCTCGATCGTCTGTTCTAGTACGGTCTTGTCACCCAGCTTCTCTAGCATCTTGCCAGGGAATCGGCTGGAGTTATAACGAGCAGGAATAATAATAATTGGTTTCAGTCGCATCAGTCAATCCCCAGTGCATCACACAGAGTACGAATGTCTCTGCATACCATTTCAAATTGTGGAAGGTTTAGGCTGTTCGGCCCGTCAGATGGTGCGTTGTCAGGATCAGGATGAACCTCAACGAAGATACCATCTACATTCTTAGTTGCAATAGCGGCACGTACCAAAGCAGGTACATAGTCACGATTACCACCAGAAGAGCCGCCGAGGCCACCGGGTTTCTGAACGCTATGAGTGGCATCAAAAATAAGGGGAGTACTATAATTCTCAGCAATGTACTGAAGACCAGTAAAGTCATTAACAAGGGTGTTATAGCCAAAGCTAGTGCCCCTTTCAGTAATCCAGACATTGTTTTCTCCCACTTTACTCAGAATGCCAGCAACATCCCATGGTGCTAGAAACTGGCCTTTTTTTACGTTAACGATCTTTCCTGTGTTCTTTGCTGCCAACAGAAGATCAGTCTGTCTACACAGGAAAGCAGGGATTTGTAGTACATCAACAGAACTTTTGATCAGAGCTGCCTGTCCTGTAGTATGTATATCGGTTACAATCTTGCAACCAAGCTCTGCCTTAATCTCATCAAAGATAATCATGGCGGATTCTAGTCCTACACCCCTTTCAGATCGAAGTGATGTACGATTGGCTTTATCAAAACTTGCTTTAAAGTAATATTCTAAACCGTATTTTTCTGCCATATTCTGACAGTATCTTGCCACGCCTAGTGAGTTTCTTTCTAACTGGCACGGACCAGCAATAATTTTCATTTTCTATTCTCCCAGGCTTCTTCAAAGCCTTCATCATTCACTTCATGATTATGCCATACTCTTTTTGTATAACTTGTTAGTATATATTTAACATCACTATCCGTAAAGTGCTCAGGCATTAGATAACCTTTAACTATCCAAAATAACCTAGCTGCTTCTTTACGTCTATCTATCATACTAACAGCGCTATCTCTTCTGCCCGATTTTCTGCTGAGTTTAGTGTTCGAATATTTTTAGATTCAAGAAAGACAGTTCCGTCTTCATCTTCTGCAACCAATTCATAGGCAGAACCGTTCTTGTATACTCGAACGATGCCACCATTATCCTGAATCCAATATTCAGAAATTAGTATCTTAGGCATTAGGTAACTCCTTATACCAATTTTTAAGAAATGGCAGATGATCTTTAAGAATCGTTGCACACTTATAGGCAACCTCACGATGCTCTTTCTGTGTACCGTTACCACACCGAAGATCGCAATAATGAATCCAGGAGCGAATACTGCCTTTCATGTACATACGAGATTGCATGTTACCCTCTGGCAGTACAGCACGTGCCTGTTCCTTGGCAATACCTTTTTCAATTGCTTCTTTATAAATGCGATCTGCGTGCGTCACCATAAATTTTTGTTGTGCATCCCACCATGCTTGAAGTTGAACATCATCCGTTTCAATAGAGTTTTGACGGTTCTTTTTATCTTGCAAGCGAGCCTCACGCATATACACAGCCAAGTCCTTGGTGGGATCAGCATATCGTTGACTAAACTCTTGGAAAGAGAACGACCGGTGTCGAAGAATTTGACGAGCGATATCCCGTGTCGTATTGATTTCCATGACCATATCAACCATCTCAAACGGAGACCAATGTTTGTGCTCAATCAGATAACTCAGTAGCTTTTCTGAAGGAGCTGTACTATTCTGATTGCTGGGGTTGGAAACTCGAGCGCAATATACGATTAAGTCTTGTGCAGACATTTTCTTGCCTGTACCATCTTGATAAGCATTAATCATAGAGGAGGTGATGCCAACGGGAAGCACGGTTTGGTTCATATCTTAAAGTCCTTAAATTTATCACCGGAAGGTGTTTTATCAAATACGGGAATCCCGTCATCTACTAGAGTTTGTTCTTTCACATCAATATCAAACAGTCTCATCTTGGATCTATCTATACCGATCACAAAGCGCTTATACAAGCCTGGATCGTTATAACGATTCTTCAGTTGCTTAACCATAATTTGTCCTGATTGTTCCAGTTCCTCATTAGAGATCAGAGCAAACATCAGGTCAGCCGTAGCAGGAAGACCGAATGATTCTGAGGTATCCTCAAGTCCAGGATCGGAGTTACCATAACCAGACCTGGTGGTTTGTGTTGCACTAACCAGAGGTACCGCAAACTCGACCGCCAGTCCACGTAGTTCTTCAGCGATAGCCTTGACATAGGTGTAAGAGTTGATCGCACCGCCCATTGCCTTCATACGTGAAGATGAACAGATATTAAGGTAATCGATGAATATGATATCGGGCTCAAACGAACGCTTAAGCTTTAGTTCTTTCAGTAGTGCACGGAAGTGCCCAACATGAGCAGCACCAGTTGGATATTCCTTGACAATCAGTTTACCTACGGTCTTCTTAGCGATAGCATTAACCTTTTCGGTAAACATGGTCTTAGGAAGTTTCTCAAGTTGA